CGTTCGTCCCATTGGCGAACCAAGTCTGTTATCAATTAACTGCCGACGATGTTGCTCGTCAAGCTGCAGTCGGGACTGTTACTTGGACTCCTAAGACCTGCACATGGATCACATCCCAGAACATCCTCGACTGGCTCGGCATCAGCGTCGCAACGGCTGGCGACCAGACCTTCACGACATCATGTGCTGCGGCTGCTAACGCGTTCTGCTTCCGCCGCCGGTATGAAGCTGGGTATGTTGATTCACTGACAACCGTTCCATCGGAAGATGTCAAGCTCGGCACAATCATGTACGGAGCAGGACTCTACAAAGCTCGAGGATCCGTCGATGTGTTCGCTAGCTTTCAAGACATGGGACAAGTACAAGTCGCTGGAATGAACGGACAAATCAAACAGCTCCTCGGCATAGATCGACCAGCCTGCGCATGACCGTCTCGAACTATACCGACCTTTTCAATAATGCCATGAGCGCACTGGGGACCAAGCTTGCAACCGCGACATCGCTGCCNATCGTCACGGATCCGCGCAACTTGCGTCCCCCTTGCGTATTCATTTCAGCACCATCGTTNGAGATGTGGAACTCGAACATCGCCAAGATGACTTTNCCAGTCCAGATCATCTCNATGGGTCCAAGTAACTCTGACGCATTGGGTAACATTCTGAACATGGCTGCCGCTGTAATGACCGCGAATGTAGGAGCCACATCAGGCTCACCGACCAGCATTGATGTCGGCGGTGTGGTCCTCCCAGCGTATGAGATGATGGTCGAAGTACAGGCGCAAACCGCATGAGCTACAAGATCGCATCCGAGAAGCTTGGCAAGATCGGTGATTCCTACACACCCAAAGCTGGTATCAATATCGCCGCGCTATTGGCTGGTGGGTTCATCGTCGAGCACAAGGTATCAACCACAGAAGAAACAAAATCTGCTAAACCTAAGACCAAGAAAGCACCTAAGGAGTAAACAACATGGCGACATCCACTTATCTCAGCACACCAGTTACGACCGTGAACAGCATCGATCTCACAGATCAATGCACAGGCGCAACGGTAAACATCAACTATGACCAGCTCGAAGCAACATCATTCGGTGACGCATCGCGCAAGTATGTTTCTGGTCTCGGATCCCACTCGATCACGCTTGACTTCTATGCCAGTTTTGCAGCTTCAGAAACTTGGGCAACATTGAATACTTTGGTCGGCAGCACCACAACGATCACAGTTCAGCCAGTCGCAGGAGCCGAATCGGCAACCAATCCAAAGATGACGCTCACTGGCGCATTCTTGGCAACTCTTCCAGTCGTTAGTTCGTTGGGTGCTCTTGGCACGATCAGCGTGACATTCAACGGCGGAAGCTACAGCACTGATATCACCCCAGCATAAACTGACCGCACATCGGTCCGACACGAAAGCGAGAACATATGAAGCTGCACCTCAAGGTGACAGAAGAAGGCAAAGACGCATACGAAGTGACGACTAATCTCATCACTCTCGTGGCATGGGAACGACGGTTCAAGCGCAAAGCATCAGACATGGCAAACGGCATCGGTGTCGAGGACTTAGCGTTCTTGGCATGGGAAGCATCGAAGCAAGCCAAGATCGTTGTACCCGGAGAGTTCGATAAGTACATTGCAAAGCTTGACACTGTTGAAGTGATAGCCGAGGAAATCGAAAACCCTATCCACGCGGAACACACCGAAGGCTCCTAGCAGAATTGCTAGTCACGCTTTCGTGGGCTCCGCGCTTTTACGAAATGGACTTTGACACCGCCGACCTTCTCACTGTCACTACTGTATTAGAAGAAAGAAACAGGAAGTGAAAACATGGCAAGAAGTGGCGTTCGAGTTTACGGCATAAAGGAAGATCTCAAGACGCTCAACAAACTCGCCCCAGATCTGCGCCGTCAAATCACAAAAGATTACAAGGCTTTAATGCAGCCGACAATCTCAGATGCTCGAAACAACATCCCGTCACAACCACCGCTCTCAGGCTTTGGGCGCAAGTGGCGACACATCTTCCCATGGGATAAAGCTCGAGCGAACTCTGGTGTCAGCGTCAAGATCGACACTCGACGAGCAAGAAAACGGAACCTAGAAAAAGGCGCACAATACGAAACGCTGAGCGCGTTCATTGTCCAACAGAGAAACCCTGCAGGCATCGTGTTCGATATTGCTGGACGCGGAGGAAGATCATCCTCAACTCAGAAGCGCAAGGGCATCAACTACGAATGGAACAATACGCTCATCGAGAACTTGGCGAAAGAAGGAAAAGCTTCGCGCACAATGTGGCCTGCCGCAGAAGCGAACGCCGACAACATCGAAGAAGCAATCAAAACAATCACCGAACAAGTCGAGCGAAGCCTGACCGAAGCACTATCTAGGAGCAACATCTAATGGCAATTCGCATTCCGATCATCACAGACTTCCAAGGGGACGGACTAGAAAAGACCTTCGAGCAATTTAAGAAACTAGAAAGCAACGCGGAACGCGCGTCCTTCGCACTACAAAAGGCGTTCCTCCCAGCGACCGCCGCAATAGCTGGACTAACCACAGGACTAGTGTTCAGCGCAAAAGCTGCAGCCGAAGATCAGGCGGCACAGTCACGACTAGAGACACAGCTTAAGAACTCCGCTGGAGCAACTGATGTCGCCGTGAAGATGACAGAAGAGTTCATCACAGCAATGTCGAACGCAACAGCAACCGCTGACGATGAGCTTCGTCCAGCTCTCGGCAACTTAGTCCGAGCAACTGGTGACATCTCAACAGCTCAAGATCTATTAAAGCTTTCTCTTGATGTTTCTGCCGGCACAGGAAAGAACCTTGCTGAAGTATCTGACGCAGTATCAAAAGCATATGTCGGAAACACCAAAGCAATTAAGAACCTTTCACCAGAACTGTTCAACCTCATCAAAGACGGCGCATCAGCCGACGACATATTCAAGTCACTGGCGCAAACTTTTGGAGGAGCTGCAGCAACCGCCGCCGACACAGCTCAGGGGAAGTTTAAGAACCTAAGCATCCAACTCGGCGAAGCACAAGAAGCAATCGGAACCGCGCTGCTCCCAGTCCTCGAGCTCCTAGTCGGATGGCTCACACAGTTATCAGTATGGGCTCAAAACAATACCGCTGTAATCATCGGGATCGGGACAGCCATCGGAGCAATAGCGACTGCGATCATCCTCGCCAATGGTGCTATGGCTGCATGGAAAGCGGTAGCAATTATCACATCTGGAATCAACTACGCACTCGCCGCATCCTTTACCGCAGTCCAGATCGCCACAGGAATCGGCATCGCCGTCGTCATCGCAGGGATCGCAGCGTTCGCCCTATACAAGCGATCAATGAACGGACTCAAAGCAGATCTAGAAGCTGCNAGCAAACCNCCGAAAGATGTNTCGGACGCTCTNGATCGAATGAGNCAATCNACTNGNAGCGCGGCACTGGCNAACGAAGTGCTCACACCACAGATTGAAACAACTGGAGCGGCTGTTGACAAGATGGCGGAGAAGATCAAGAAGGCTCGCGATGAGCTCAAAGATCAGTTCGCTGTCGCGCTTGATACTGCCAAGGGCAAACTCGAGGAAGCTCAGAAGGCTTACGACGATTTCAAGACCACGGTCTCCGAATCGGTGACAGGCGAGTTCTCGATCTCTGGTGCAGCCGACGCAGCCAAGGAAGCTGGAACCACAATCCTCAACCAGCTCACCCAGCAAGCTAACGGAGCGAAGAACTTCGGCAAACAAGTCGAGCAGCTCCTCAGACTAGGCATCTCGCAGGACGCTCTCAAACGCGTTCTAGAGGCTGGTCAAGAGGCTGGCAGTGCAATCGCCGCAGAACTGATAAAGGGCGGCTCTGAAGCGATCCTAGGACCCAATGGGATCAATCAGATTGTGAGCGACTTGAACTTCGTTGCCGACGCTTTGGGAGTCCTAGCGGCTGACCAGTTCTATAAGGCTGGTGTAACCCAAGGTCAAGCCATGCTCCAAGGTATCTCGGACGCGGTTGCTCAAGCGGAAAAGAAACTCAAGAACCCAAACCTCAAGCTTGCAGATCTCAAGGGCATCGGAGCGAGCTTCGCCTCATCGACTTCATCGGTCAACACGACAGCCCCAGACTTGAGCACAGGATACACAAGCCCATTCTTTATCGGCTCGAGTGGCAACATCGAATACAACATCGAGATCACTGGCGGCTTAGCAACCACAGCCGAGATGGGTCGTGTAGTAATCGACAGCATCAAGGCAGCTAACCGCGCCTACGGACCAGCTGCGATCGATGTGCTATGACCGCTGCAGTAATTGACTCGGGAACCTACAAGCTCGAAATAGATACAGGCTGGGACTCATCCAGCTTCGTTCTTGACTCAGCGACCAAAGGCATTCTAGACGATCCAACTTATCCACTAGGACCCACAACCGACTACGCCGATGTAACCGACGGAGTTCTCAATGTTCACATCTTTCGTGGACGCAAAGACATCGGAGACCAGTTTACAGCTGGCACAATGAGCTTCACATTGAACGACCAAATCTCCTATGGCGCATTCAATCCATTCAACACTGACAGCCCCACATACGATCCAGCAAACAATCAGCCCGGAATCGCACCAATGCGCAAAGTCCGTTTCTACCGATACGACGCGCTCAATGTTGCCGAGTCACTATTTCAGGGATACATCGTTTCATACGACTACCAGTTCTCCCTC